AAGAGTAGGGGTGGGTAAATGAGAATGGATACCCCCTAATTGAGAATGACAAAAGCTATTAACTAATAACTATTATCCTGTTCATATCGTATTAATAACCATATTATCATTATCCTGGACACATATCAATACAGTATTCAATACTACATAATAGACTGAAAACTTTATTTTCATTTTCTTATCAAATATCACAAAATAAAAGTATATAAAACAGCTTAATAATTATATACTATAGTAGAAGGAGGTTAGAACATGAACTACTTAAACAACATTCAAAAAGCAATTTCCAAAAGTGGTCTAAAGAAGAATTATTTAGCCGATAAGCTAGATATGAAATATGATACCTTTAGACGTAAACTGAATGGAGAAACAGATTTCAAAGTTAATGAGGTTCTAACTCTCACAAAACTATTAAATATTAAAATAATGGAGGTATTCACAGATGGCAAAGAAAGTTAAATTCACAGAAGTTACACACCAATGGGAAGGCAGAGCAATAATAAGAGAAGAAGGACAACTAAAAGATGTTAATCTAGGTGTTGCACAATCTGATAAGAAGTTAAAGGAAACAGGGGCAAAAGAACTTTTTAAGGAACTGCCAAAGGGAACTATCACAGTTGAAGTTGTAAAGCTATCGGATGTTATTATTACATATGTTGCTGATGTAGAAGAATTCAAAAAGGTTGCAGTTGTTGAAGATATTCCAACGGAAGTATATCCGTCAGATGAAGAATTAGTTCCAACAGCAGAATAAAAATTAATTAGGAGGGAATTTTGATATGTTAAACATTAACGGATTAGTAAAAATCACAAAAATTGAGGATATGGAAGGTAGTAAATGCTCAAAAGCCACAATTTACTTTGGAACTACAAAGGGGAAAGATGCAATAAATCAAGAATGGGAAAACAGTTTTTTCAATGCTGTATTAGTTGGTAAAGCCTTTGAATTAATACCATCAGTTGCAGAAAAGGACAGCATATTCATAACATCAGGACTTGTTAAAAATGTTGCATACGAAGATAAGCAAGGAAACAAGAGAAACTATCTCTCACTAACTATCTTCGATTTTATACATGGAGAAGCTGAAATTAAAAAACACATTGAAACATTAAATCCAAAGAAAGCTGAAAAGCCACAAAAGACAGAGCAGAGCAGAAGCAGAAGAAGCAGATGAATTGCTGATGAAGAAATGAAACCAATAGATGATGGAGACATTCCATTCTAAAATAAATTATAAAACGTGCTATAAATAGCACGTTTTTTTCTTTACAATAACTTTATTTTCCTGTATAATTGTAAGTGTCAGGAGGTTGTGATAACATTAAATTAAGGGGTGATGGTATGGACGTTCTAACTGGAATGCGTAGACAAAAGAGAAACGCAGAAACGAGAGTAACAAAGGAGAATAAGGACAAGCTTATTAGACAAATGAATAAAAGTGCTGTAGACTTTGGACTTCCAAAAATCTCAAAAAATGCAAGTGTGAAAGACGTTGCAAGGTACAAAAATCAATACGTTGAAAGGTTAACATATGATATTGTAACCTTGGCAATACAACAGGGAAAGGACATAGTTGCAGAAATTGAGAGCAGAGACTTAAAAAAGTCAGATGACTTTCAAACAAAAAGATTAGGTCAGTTTGGCAAAGAATTAGCCCAAGCAAAAAGACAAAGTGATAATAACCTCACAAAAGAAGAAAAAGCCTTTCTTGATAGAGGTAACAACAATATAAAAGGTTATGGAAATTATGACGTAATAACAGAATTTGAAAAGACTAAGAATCCTAAACAGGCAAAAGCATTAATTGATGAAATAAGAAGTCAAAATGCAAAAGAAATATTTTTTATGAAACAACTTGGATTACTTGAAAAAGTGTTCCAAAAGGTAGAAGTATTTCGAGAAGATGATTTAACAGCTATTAAGGAAAGATTATCAGACCTAGAAATGAAAGACGCATTAAACCACACGAACTATCTATTAAAATCTTTAGATATTTTTGACAGTGATAAACAAAATACTAGAAATGATGATGAAACAGAACTTGCTAATGCTCGCCTTGATGACTTAATGACACAATTCGGTTTAAAAACTTCATCAAGCAGAAAGGCAATTAAAACAACATTGGATAAATATAAAAAGAAAACGGAGTGATTTTATGAAAAACCAAGAAAGTGAAAAAACAGAATTAATTGATAGATTAAAAATTCATGTTTCACAAAATTTAATTCACTTTCAAAATGTTTCACGTGAAACACTCATAATATTAGCAAATATGAACTCTGATGATTATTTATGTTTTGATACAGAAAGTTGCAAAAGAATTGATGATGAAACAAAAGAGCGTGTTTGGTGTTGGAGTTTATCAAGTACAATAAATGATACGGTTATTTATGGATATACATTAACAGATTTTATAGACTTTATGAAAGGACTTTATCAACATAAACAATTTAACTTTGATAAAAAAGCTAAAACAAAAAATTATAATATTAAGATTTGGGTTCATAACTTGGGTTGGGATTTTGAATTTTTAAAGTATTGGTTATATGATAACAATTTCAAATACTATTCAAAAATACTATATGAAGATAACACAACAGAAGAAGAAGTATTGGATTGCAACTCATGGAATGTAACTGAAAACAATGCCCAAGTTTACAACTCAACAATTAATATTAAAATGAATGATTTGGTTTGGGGAAAGAAAAGGTTTAAGTCATTCATCAAAATTAAAATGTATGATAGTGCGAAGGTAGTTCCTGACAAGCTTGACAACATTGGGAAAGACATTATACAAATAGATGAAATGTTTAACAAATTAAAAGTTCCTGAAAAATTTTATAAAACTATCAGACCATACGAACACAAATTGGATGAACTCGAAAAATGTTACATATATAATGACGTATATATTTTAAAAGAGTTCATTATCCAATACTACAAACAAAATAACCTAGTTGGTTTTACAGCTAGTGGAATAGCGTTTAATAATATGCTCAACTTCATGTTTCCACATGCTAGTAAAAAATATGAGGAATTTACCTTAATATATCCTGAGATAAAAGACAAGAAAATAATTGGCCTTATTGATGACAGCTATACAGGGGGTTTCACTTACTGTAATCCTAGTGTAAAAGGTAGAACAATAGAAAAGTTAGGACATTCAATAGATATAAACTCAAGTTATCCAAGTGCAATGAAATATAAAAAATTGCCTCATGGAATGCCAAAATATTTCAAGGGGAAATATGTACATGATGAAAGATATGATATAGCATTTCAAAAAATACACTTTGATGGTTTTAGGAGAAAGAATAATTCAAACATTGGATTTATAAAAATTGGTTCATGTTGTGATTTTCTTCAAGACATAAAAAGCAAAGGTTATAAAAAGAATGATTATGTTGCAACAAACTTTGATGAAGATGGTCAATTGTTAACCTGTAATTACAATCTAGTATTGACAACCTTTGAACTTGAAATGCTTTTATCTGTTTATGACTTTTACACATATAGAACTGTTAAAGGGGAAATTTTAAAAGGCTCAAGAAACTTAATTAAAAAGCTTGATTATATTGAAGGAGTAAAATTTCTTTCTAAAATTGGAGACTTTGGAGAATTTATAGATGATTGTGTTACAAGAAAAAATAAATATAAAGAAGAAGAAAACGAGTGTGGTGTAACAGTTGCCAAGCGTGATATGAACTCTCTTTATGGAAAACTTGGAAGTGGTTTCACTAGGACAATAATGCAATATGTAAAGGACGATAATGGTTTTTTCAAAATTGAAAGAAAGTATGAAAATGAAAACGAGTTTGATTATGAAGAAAGAAGAAAGTATTACAGAGCATTTGCAAGTTTTACAACTTCATATGGTAGGTGTCAATTACTAAATGTTATAATAAATATTGAAAAAACATACTGTGAAAATGAATTTTTATATTGTGATACTGACAGCATTTACTCAACATTAACAGTTGAACAATTAAAAGCAATCGGTGTTGAACTCCATAAAACAAAACTTGGAGCATGGGATATAGAAAAAGTGTTCACAAAATTTAAATGTCTAGGAGCGAAAAAATATATTTTATACGGTCATAAATACAACAAAAATAAAGCTGATGAAATAAATGCACATTGTGCTGGTTTACCATATGAAGCACAGAAAACATTAAACTTTGACAACTTTTATCTAGGAGCTGTATACAAGAAAAAACAAAAGAAAAAAGTAATCGGTGGTTACAGGCTTGAAAACATTGAATTTACTTTAAAGGAATTTACGTTTTATTAAAATTAGATGGAGGGGTTTACAAATGAACATGCAAGATATATTAGAAAATGAGGAATTAACAAAACTCTTAAATAGTTCAATTTCAAAAACATATTACAAGTATAAATTATCTTTCATAATTGATATGGAGGATTTTATCCAAGAAGTTAATTTATACATAATAAAAAATATTAAAAATTTCGATAATGAAAAATCATCACTCAAAACATATCTCCCCATGCTTGTTATGTCCTGTGCTCGAATTTGCATTCAGACAGCAAACGGACAGAGTAAAAAACATAACAAGTTAGAATTTAATAATAACAATAACATTAGCCTAGATGATGAATTTAAAAATTCTGAAAATGATAATATGAATTATAGTGAATTAATTGGAACTGATGAAAACATACATATTAATTTATTAATTCAAGAGATACTAAATATAAGTTCGCTATCTAAAAATCAAAGGTTAATTGTTGAGTTACTTTCTAAAGGTTACACAATAACAGACATAGCAATAAAATTGAATAAAACACCTTCATGCATTAACATAACTTTTCAAAGAGCAAAAGAAAAAATAGTTAGGAAATACGCATTATGAATAAAGTACGTCTTAAATAAAATTTGAAAGCGAGGAAATAAATATGGATTTTGGTCAAATAGTAGAAGGTACAAGACAAGGAAGAAGTGGCAGAAGAAAAGGGTGGAACGGTAAAGGAATGTATATTTTTGACTTTAAACATTCTTTTGTTAAATACCCTAAAAATGAGGATTTCAGCGAGGAAATATATGACATGGTTGAATACGGTGATGATATAGAGATAGGTGCTTTTGATAGTGAAGAAACTTATAAAATTGATAATTTTTTATTATTAAAGACAGCTGGAGGTACTTGTATACCTTGGAACGCAAGTCAAGCTGATATGTTTGCAGATGATTGGGAATTTGTTGATTGATGAACAATTCAAATATAATATTCATTAAAAATAGTTAGGAAATACGCATTATAATTATATACTATAATTGATAGAGGTTCAATTTTAATTATACTTGAAAGCGTATATCCACCCTTGATGAAAGGTTCGCTAAACTGGGGACAGATTAAGTATAAACTTTTGACAACCTTTATTATTAATCTTGTAACCTCAACAGGCTTTTCGCTATCGTTGAGGTTATTTTATTTTAGAAAGGAGTTAAAATCATGTGGTATGATTATAATAATATATTAAGTAGAAACGCAATGCTCAACTTTATTCTTACAAACAGAGGAGGAGGGAAAACATACGGATTTAAAAAGAAGGCAATAAATAATTTTCTAAAGAAGGGTGAACAGTTTATTTATGTAAGAAGGTATAAAACCGAGTTCAAGAAAATAACAACATTTTTTGATGATATAAAGGAAGAATTTCCTGACCATACTTTCAAATGTACAAAAAATTATGCATATATTGACGATAAAATTGCTGGTTATTTTGTTGCTTTATCAACAGCTAACAACGAGAAGTCAACACCCTATCCAAATGTTACCCTCATGTGTTTTGATGAATTTGTAATAGATAAGAAAAACCAAAGATATATTCCATCTGAAAATGATTTGTTAAACGGTCTTATAGAAACTTGTGTAAGAGTTAGAGACGATTTAACGGTTATATGTCTTGCTAATAATGTAACTATTACAAATCCATATTTTGAGTTTTGGAATATATATCCTGACTTTGAAAATGGAATAAAGACATATATTAGAGGAGACAAGATTTGTGTTGAACTAAATACAGATGAAGAATTTATCGAAAGGAAAATAAAAACTAGATGGGGAAAATTAATAAGTAATAACAAATATGGTGAACATGCGATATATAATAAAACTTTAACAGATGATGACAGCTTCATTATGAGTAAAAAACCTAACAATGCTAAGTTCATGTTTTCATTAACTTTAAATGGTGAAGAAATTGGAATTTGGAATTTTGACGATATGTTTTATTGTGATAAGAAAATTATTAATACTTCTCCTTTAAGATATGCCTTGCAGAAAGATGATTTGACAGCAAATATAAAAATGGTGGACAAGGTAAACAGTTCTTCATTAATATACTTATTTAAGAATGCTTTTAAAAATGGAAGGGTTTACTATAAAAACAAGTATATAAAATCCAATATTTATGATATACTAAAGTACATTGGAATAAGATGACGTGGATTTTGTAAAAATCACATCATCAAAGCAAATTCGAAGCTTCAATCGAATTTGCAAGCTATTCACTAAAATTATTAATAGGGGTGATATTAATGTTAATTTCTAAAAACGGTTTAGACTTAATTAAAAAATTTGAAGGTTGCAGACTTCAAGCTTATCTTGACCCTGTAGGAGTTCCCACCATTGGATACGGACATACATCACGTGTAAAACTTGGTCAAACTATTACACAAGCACAAGCAGACGAACTGCTCAAAGATGACATAAAAATTTACTCAAATCATGTACAAGCTTTAATTGATAATAAAACAATACTTTTCAAAGTTAATCAAAACATGTTTGACGCATTAACTAGTTTTTGCTATAACCTTGGAAAAGGCAATTTAATTAAACTTGTTAAAGGAAGGGTGATTAGTGAAGTTTCAAGTGCTATGCTTTTATATGTAAAAGCTGGAGGAAGGGTTTTGAATGGATTAGTCAGAAGAAGGACAGAAGAAAGAAACCTATTTTTAAAGCCTGTTGAAAATGCTGTAAATAATTCCTTTAGAGTTTACACAGTTGTCAAAGGTGATACACTTACAAAAATTTCAAAGAAACTTAAAAGAACAATTGACACCCTTTCAAAAATGAATAACATAAAAGATATTAATAAAATCTATGTTGGACAGATTATAAAGTATTAATAACTAATTTTGAATTTTAAACAAAATTAGAAAGAAGGGGTTTTATATTATGTTTGAAGGGGATAATGTTCTAATCATAAAAGGTGTGCTTAAAGGAAGAAAAGGGATTATAAAAGAAATCTTATTTAATACATATAAGGTTCGATTAAATCCAAAAGAAGTTTATTGGTTTGATACAGACGAAATAGAAAAAATATAATTTGGAGGGTTAAAGATTTGAAAGAAAAAGTATCATTAATATTTGCAATAATTGGAGGGTGGTTTTCTTACATGCTCGGAGGGCTTACAATAGCAACAACAACATTATTAATATTTATGTGTGTTGACTATCTCACTGGATTTATGCTCAGTGCATTCTTTAAAAAATCCTTAAAGACAGCAACAGGTGGACTCAGTTCAAAAGTTGGTTTCCTTGGGCTATTTAAGAAATGCTTAATCCTAGTGTTTATACTAATATCTTATAGATTGGATTTACTACTTGGAACGAATTACATTCGCGAAGGTGTGTGTTATGCTTTCATAGTAAATGAATTAATTTCAATAATCGAAAACTGTGGTTTAATAGGATTTGGTGTTCCGAAAATAATTGTTGAAGCTGTAGACATTTTAAAATCAAGAGAAAATAAAAAATAAAATTTAAGAACTCTTTAAAAGGAGTTCTTTTTAATAAGGAGAATTATGTTATGACTTATCAAGAACAAACATGGAACTTTTTTAAAACAAAAAATTTACCTGACAAAAGCATAGCTTCAATTATGGGTAATATACAAGCTGAAAGTGGTTTTGACCCTGATATAGTTGAAGGTGGAAGTGGTATCGGTTTTGGATTATGTCAATGGAGTTTTGGAAGAAGAACACAGCTTGAAGCTTACGGAATAGATATTCAAAGTCAATTAGAATTTTTATGGAGCGAACTCTCAGGAGAAAATTTATCAATCACAGGAGCAAATTTTCAATGGATTAATAAAACAGGTTATTTAAATCATGATGAATTTATGTCAGGAAACGGAACTATTGAAGATTTAACAAGTGCATTTTGTTTTTGCTGGGAAAGACCAGACATAGAGACAGCACATTTAGAATTTAGACAAATCTCTGCAAATAATTATTTTATACAGTTCAATGGAACAGGGGGAGGACAATATGTAAAATTAATATATCCATTTTGGTTTGGTTCAAATATAAAAATATCCTATTTAGAAAATAGATTTATAATTCTCAATGAACATGGAAACGTTGTAAGAATAAAAAATGAATTAACAAATAGAACATATTATGTAAACAAAAGTTCAATAAAAATTATATAATAAATAAGGAACTAATAAAAGTTAGTAGGAGGTTTTAAATATGCTCAATTTTGAAGCACATGAAAAACATATAAATGATTTAACACAGTTCTTAAAAGTTGAAGGTGTTGACCAAGCTAAGTTATCTACTATCCTTCAAGGTCTTAGAGAAAATTACACAGAAGTAACTACAGATTTTACAGGAAAAGAGGACAAGCTAAAAAGTGTTAGTGAATTAAATGAAGGGCTTCGAAGTGCTAACATGATGTTACTTTCAAAGCTTGGAACTCCTCAACCATCAACACCGCCAGCTACACCACCAGCTACACCCCCAGCAGACACAGTGAAATCACTAGATGAAATTGCAAAAGAATTTTTAAAATAAAAAGGAGTGAATTATAAATGGCTGTATTAACAAATGCAGAGATACTTGCTTCAATAGCAAGTGCAACAACAAACCAAAGTTTAAAAGACTTTATAACAAATCACACAAACCTAGAAACTTTCGGCAATCTAATAACCTCTGACACGTTCCAAGGAGAGAAAAACGCACTGTTAACTACAATGGTTAATGGAATTGCAAAAGTTATTGTAAATGCAAAAATACTCCAAAACAAACTAAAAGAATTAAAAAGTGGAACAATTCCTTATGGTTCACAGATTGAAGAAATCATAGCAAATCCAGCAAAGGGTGAAGCCTATGTAATGTCAAGCACTGATTTATTAACTCAAAAATATCCTGATGTAAAATCAGTGTTTTATAAGATTAACAGGCAGGAAAAGTATAAAGCAACCGTTTCTGATGTTCAGCTACAAAGAGCATTAATCCAAGAGGGTGGACTTAATGAACTAATTCAAATGATAGTTGGAACTTTATACAGTGGTGATAATCTTGACGAAATGAGATATACAAAACAGCTTATTACAAGTGCTGTACTTAATAACAGAGTTAAAAAGGTTATAGTTGGAACACAAGCACAAATAACAGCTGTAACAGACCCTAAAGCAGAAATGACAATCGGAACTGTTAACTTTGGAACTTCAACAAACAAAAATGAGCAGATGAAATTATTAGTTGCAAAGGCAAGAGAACTTTATTATAATTGCTGTTTTGGTTCTTCTCTATACAATGGTTACACAGCTGTAAAGGGTGTTGAAGAAGATGATTTAGTTACGGCTTGTGATGAAGCAGACCAAGTAATACTTCTTAGAACAGACATATTGAGTTCTATAGATGTTGAGTTGCTCGCAACAGCTTTCAACATGGACAAGACAACCTTCATGCAAAAGGTTATACCTGTTGATGACTTCAACGGTCTTGATGTTTGGGCATTAATATGTGATAAGAAATGGTTTAGAATAAAAGATAGTTTATACACCATTAGAGAGTTTGACAATGGTTCAAACCTCACAAAAACATATTATTTACATCATCACCAAATACTGTCTTACAACTTGCTTGCAAATGCAATTGTATTTTTAGGTGCAACAGACAAAACATTGAATAATCCTGATATATAAAATAAGCTAATTTAAGAAAGGGGAATTTTAAGATGATAACACCAAGTTCAACGGTTCGTTTTCTTAATGTTCCCTTTTCATCTTCACAAAATAACGTATTAAAGTTTCCGAGTGTAGCTTCACAAATTGCTTATATGGAAACTAAGATTGTTAGTTCAATAAGTGCATGCACTTATATTCGTGAGGGTGATGGGGAATATTTAAAAGTTAATAAAGTTGTAGACCAATTATATAATTGCAATTATGTAATGTTTCAAAATACACAGTTTGGCAACAAATGGTTTTATGCTTTCATTGAAAAGTTAAAATATAGAAATAGTCAGGTAAGTGATGTAATATTGAAATTGGACGTTGCACAAACTTTCATGTTTGACTATACAATACAAGATACTTTTATAGAAAGACAAACACCAAGTGTTGATTATTACAATACTTTAGCTGATACACCAAGCACAGGTGATTTAAAATGTGTTTGGGAATACACAAAAAACCTTAATGGAAAATATTTTATTTTATTTAATTCAGACCCAACAAAAAGCGATACAACAACTTCTGTAAGTTCGTTCCCAATTATAGGTGGTTACTCCATGCCTTGTTACATGGCATATTGTGCAACAGCTAATGAATGTGCTGAAATAGTTCAAGCTGTATCAAATAAAGGTAGAGCTGACAGAATACAAGCTTGTTATTATGCACCATGTTTTATTGAAGATTTAGGTTTTCCAACAGCATTACTCGATAAGGGTGATTTGTTATTAACAAATGAATTTATAAAACTAGTTGATAGTTTATCACTTGATTATTTATCAGAATTATTAGCATTAAATATAACTTATTCACCTGTATTTAAGAAAGAAATTTCATACCCTTATGCAAAACTTGAAGTTGTTGACAGGATAACAGGAAAATTCATAGAACTTGATTTATCAAAATTCATTGACCCACTTAAACCACTATTTAAACTTATATTTAATATTACAGATAACGTTGAATATAAAGTAATACCTCTTGACTATAACGGAGTCGGTTTCTCAATAGAAAATGCTTTAGTAATAAATCCAAGTTCTGATTTACCTGTATTTTCAAATAGTTACTCAAAATATTTAAAAGATAATGGAATGAATAATGCTTTAAGTGGTGTCATGGCTGTTGCTGGTGCTGTAGGGAGTATTGCTGTAGGAAACGTTGCTGGTGCTGTAGGAAGTTTTGGAAGTATAGCAAGTACAATAAACGCAGATAGTGTAGCAAGAAAACAACCAAACCAAGTAAGTGGAATTAAGGGAGACGCATTCGAATACATAAATTATACACCATCAATATTCTTTAGAGTGAAAGCTATGGACAATGACCATCTGAAAATAGCAAGAAATTTTTGGAATGCTTACGGTTATCCTGAAAGAAGAATTTCAACCTATACAAATTCAGGTGAAAGATTTAACTTTATTAAGACAGTTGGAGCAAACATAATTAGTGATAAAATACCTAGTGAATACCAGAGAGAAATTGAAAACATGCTTGATAAGGGTGTAACTTTTTGGAATAACAATTATTTGAATTATGATATATTATAGAAGGGAGATAAAATATGTTAAATAAAAAATGGCTGTCAGACCAAATACTTTCAGTTGGTGATAATTACTATATGAAAGCACACTTTTATAATTTACTTTATATGATGTGTACAAGTAGATTTATTTGGAAGAACTTACCTAAACATATTGATGTTGATTTCATAGAAAAAGAACTCGCAAATGTTGGTGAACTAGCGTTTGTTAAACACCCTATTTATGGATTCCAAATACTGCATTGTGTTGGGGAAAATTTAGGAATGTATGATATGCCAACAAGGTATTTATGTTCAAGTATGAACGGAGTGATAACAGAATACTTTAATACTGAAGATATTGTTATTATAAAAAATAATAAACTTTCACAGAACTCAAGAGAATTTATAAATATATATGCTTCAATGCTTGGTGGAATACAAAAGACAAAAGAAGTTAATTTAAATGCACAGAAAACACCTATTTTAATACAATGTGATGAAAGTCAGCAATTGACAATGAAAAATGCATACGCAGACTATGAAGGTAACAAGCCTGTAATTTGGGGAACAAAAGCAATGGACGCAGAGGGATTAAAAGTTTTCAAAACAGACGCTCCTTTTCTACTTGATAAACTTCAAACAGAAAAAATTGAAACCTTTAACGAGTGTTTGACATTCATGGGCATAAACACAGTACCTAGAAAAAAGGAAAGAATGGTTACAGATGAAGCAAATGCCAATAATGAAATGACAGACATATGTCTTTCAATGTTTTTAACTCCTAGGCTTGAAGCAATATTAAAGATAAATGAAAAGTGGGGAAAAGAATTTAAAGATGGTGAAATTAAATTAGAACTTGCTGAATATTGCAAGAAGGATTTGAAGCCAAATGAAGAAACAATAAAGGAGGGTGAAGAAGTTGAGTAAATACACAACAGAATTAAGATACATATTTGAAAATGAAAAGTTGTTTCCACCCATTGAGGGGAGTTTATCGCTTACAAATATTCTTCAAAAATACCCTTTAGAAAATGAAACATTTATAGACCCAAAGAGGAAAGACAGCAAAACAAGGCGAGAAGTTTTAAATGATAAAATAGTTGAACACTATTATTTTAGAGAAATAGGTTTTGAGACAGTACCAAGATTTTTATTTTGTCTCCAAAGGAAATTGAACGAAATTATGCCTTTGTATAATCAGATGTATGAAAGCGTTGATTTGCCAATTAACCCACTTGAAAACACTGATATGACAGAAACATTTGAACATACAATAGATGATAATTCAACAACAACTTCAACAGGTGATAGCACAAGTGGAGGGGAAAACACAACAACAATTGAAAATCTAAATGTTGAAAGTGATACACCAGCAACAGAATTGACGGAAACCGATATAAAATCTAATCTATATGCTAGTAAAACAAATTTTGATAAAAACACTAATGTAATTGCGTTAGGTGCAACAGGACATAGTGAGGGCGAAATGTCTCTCGTTGGAACTAAAACAGAAACATACACTAGAACAGAAAAAGGAAGTTCAAAGGGGGGAGGAACATTTTCACAAAACTTGGAGCAATGGAGAAATGTTATGATAAACGTTGATATGATGATTATAGATGAATTGAAAGATTTGTTTATGAATGTTTGGTAATAATTATATACTAAGATAAAAGGAGTTGTTAGAATGAATAAAAATAATGTATTAAATTTCTTAACACAAATGCAACCTATTCCATCTGTTTATAATGAAGGATTTTCACAGTATGAAAGTGTTAGCAAGTTAATTAATATTGTTAATACCTTGATTAATGACATGAACACAGGCTCTGATGAAATTGCAGATTTAGGAAATAAAAAAGTTTCGTTATCTGATTTTATGGAATTAGACAAGCTTAATTATATGGGTAAATGGAGAGGATTTGAGCCAATTGAAACAGAACAAGGTATGCAAATTATGGTTAACTTGCATGATGATTTATTAAAAAATGTTTGGAAGAACGCAAGTAAATATTTAACATTGCAAGAAGCTATAAATGACAGTTCAGTTTTAATTGTTCCAAGTGGTACATATGAAATTGATGGTACTCTCAATTTAAAGAATGGTTTGACTTTGATAACATTGGGGGAGGTTATAATTAAACCATCGCCAATATTTGCACCCACCGATAAAACATATGTATTTGATTATGAAGTAATGCATTCACACCCTCTTGTAAGTGGTGAAGGTTTAAACAATGTTAAGATTATTGGGAATTTCATATTTGACGGTGATAAGGTTAATCGTATTGAAGCAAATGTTCCACCTTTGTATTTTGATAATTGCTCATATATTAAGCTTATAGGGATAAAAGCAATTAATAATAAAAGTGGTGATGGTTCTTTTGGAACAGGAACGATTTTCTTTAATGAATGTGAAAATATTACTATAAATGATTGTGAAGCTGATATTATAGATGGTGAAGGATTACTATTACGTAACTGTGTAAAAGTTCGTGTTAATGGTGGTGAATATCAAAATTCTTCTTCTTCCTGTATTGGTACACAATACGGTTCAGATATTATTATTGATGGTGTTATTGCACATACTTCAAATGGTTCTACAATATCTGTAAATAGTGATGACAGCAAAGTTATAAATTCAACAGTTTACGATTGTAATGGATTGAGCCATGCAGGAATAAACTTCGGTCATAGGACAACATATTTAACTAGAAAATCAGCACATAGAAGCACAGCAGAAAATAACCATGTTTATGATTGTTATGCTATTGGTATAAACTTAAATTATGGAAAAGATATGAAAATATTAAATAATAATGTACATGATTGTAATGGAGCATATGCAATTAATGATTTGTCTAACGCAAAAGGTGGAATAAATGCTTCATATTGGGCTGATGAATTTATAATAGAAGGGAATACAGTTGATAAATGCAATAGAGGGATATATGTTGAGTTTAACGCTAAAGATATTGCTAACGGAGAATATACATATGGAAGAAGTAAGCTTTTAAATAACAATGTTAAAAATAATAAATTGAGTGGAATTACAGCTTTAAATGTTGTGATTGATGTGGATATTTTAAACAACACTATATACAATAATAATGTTGACCAAAGTGTTGCAAGAGCAGAAATTTTAATAAGTTTCACAGGTTCAACACCTGATGAAATTTTCGGTGGAATTAGAGTTAAAGGAAACAAAATCGGAGATAGGCTTTCCGAAGTAATTGATGTTAATGGTATATTGATTGGTTTCACTACTGAAGAAGATATATTGACATATCCTGTAATTGTAGAAGATAATGAAATTTATAATTTCACTAACGATTGGAAATTGAACGGATATACCCTCGATAACATTGTTGTTAAAGATAATTATATTGATGGTAAACTTGAAACAAATCCAAGATTTGATATTACAACAGTAACAGCTAATGCAATTGATATTGGATATGCAAGATATATAAGATTGAATGTTGCAACAGTTGAAACTATAAACACTATAAATCATAAACATAGTGTTGGAACAGAGATTTTGCTCCAAGGAATAAACACAAATGTTACTTTGACAGATAGTGCATTATTATTGAATGGAAATTTTGTTACAGCTAATAATGCAATGTTGAGGCTGATTTGGACAGGTGGCGCATGGGTTGAATTAGGAAGATGTGTTAGTTAATAAAAATAAGGAAGGTGTTAAACCTTCCTTTAGTTCTTGCTTGTTTACAATTGTCCTTGTGAGATAATGAATACAATGGCTGTTAGTAGTAGGAATATACCAATTACTATGAATATTTTCTTTAGCATGATTTCACCTCCTTTATTAATTTGTAATGTTTTAATTCTGCTAATATTTGATAAATTATTCTATCAAATGGTATTCTGTGAACTTCTTGTCCAGCAACCATAATTCCACATGTTGAGTATTCGCCATTTGAGGTTTTGAAATCTAGTAATATTCTTCCATCATAAATACAGTATTTGAAATATAACTTATGTGTTTCAGCAACTTCTTCCATTTTTGTGATTAGCTCAAAATAGGTGTTGTTCATTTTATTCCTCCTTTGCAATTTTATCTACACATTCAAGAACATCAAACAAGTCAACATATGTTGCATTAAAACCTCCTTCGTTAAAAGCTTCAATAACAAGTCTACCATTTTCATGTCGAACTATATTCACTGCAAAATTTTCAGCATACTCCCTGATGTTTGTTTTCATTTTATTCCTCCTTAATTTTTAAATAATTGATATACACACCAAATTAAAAATAAAAACCATATTATTTGAAATATATTTGGCATTGGCATTTTATTCCTCCTAAAGTTACGGTTTTAATGGATTACCGAAAACCAAATTTGATTACTTAATTATTTTCTTTCCAATCCCAAGAGTAACAATTTGTTTTTTCTATTATGTAATCAAACACTTCTGATTTTTTAACTTTTATTGGATTAACCATATAACCGTTATTTCTTAAATCTTTTATAAAATCAGATTTATTTGAGTATTCGCTTTCAATTGTTATAAGTTCCTTTGTTTCCTTGTCTTTGGCCAATGCTTTAAATTTCATTTTACCTACCTCCTCAAATCCTATAATTCATTATACCACAAAAAATACAATTTCGTCAACTTTTATTTTGTGATATTTGATAAGAAAATGAAAATAAAGTTTTCAGTCTATTATGTAGTATTGAATACTGTATTGATATGTGTCCAGGAT